ATTTATATCTATCAAGTTTAAGTTTGATTCTATTGTAGAAATTGATCCAAATTATATAATTTTTTCGAGAGGTGATAAAGATTATGTAATCGATTTTCAAAATACTAAATATAGCTTTGAATCTAACGACACTTTGTTAGTTGTTTTAGACAAACCTAATAATAGTTTGAAAATATCTGAATTGAACTTTTTCGCAAAGAGTTTTAATTCTCAAAACTTTAAAGCTCTCAATGCAACCAACTCATTTGTAATTGATGATACTTGCAAAATGCCCGAATTTTCAATCGGAAGTTATGATGATTCTTCATTATCTATTCCAAGACCAGTGAGGCAAGGAAATCCAATTATTTCAACCGTTCCAGCATTCATTGATTCAAACTCTTCAACAGATGATATAGAATATTATAATAATGGAAATGGACCAGTTTCCAAAACAATTTATTTTAAGATAATTTGTAATACAATTATTGAAAATACACTTTCTTCTGGCGATCTTTCACCTAATTTACAACTTAAAGTTTATCTTCCAAATGGTTTAGACACAGTGAAAGCACCAGTGTATATTGATATGTATTTTGTTTCATCTGATTCAACAAATGACATATCAGTTTATTCTGCTTCATATACTTTCTATAAACAGGGCAGATACAACAATATTGACTATGTAGATGGATTTATGTATTTTGATGTACATTGCCCATTAACTGTACAAAAATCAATACCTTTCCAGTTTGATTTTCAACTTTTATAGGGGCTACATCGGCTGGCAAAGAATATTTTAATATTCCCTGTTTAGCGGTGGTTACAAGTGCCATATAACGTTTCAATAATTTTACCCAATAATCTTACAAGTGGATATCTTCAATCTGAATTTATAAATCTAGGACAACCGTATTCTAGTAATTCATATTCCAAAGATCCAACCCTTGACGATAACCAAAATACTCTAACTTTTAGTTTTGAAGTAAGAGATAGTGGCACCCGTGAGTTAACCTACTTAAGAAGAATCAAAACTCTTTATCTTTCAAACGACCCAGAGTTTGATCCAACCTCAACTGTAGCAATTACAAACTGGCCATCTAGTTCCTATGTATATGATCCAGATTTTGATTATGAATACACTTTAAATCCATTATATTTCTTTGACAATACGCTTACTCAAGGAACTATGGCAACTCCAGTAGCTGGAACTGGATTATTCAAGGTTTATAATTGGCCTTTGAGTGCATCTGGTGGTCTTTCAGCTGTTTATATGAAGGCTATTCTTGAAGGCCCTAATGGTACTGATATTGAGTATCCAATGGGCTATGGAATTTTTGACCAAATCCGATGGGAGGGTCAAATACCAGTCAATCCAGATTTTCCAGAAATCCCAAGTGCAAAGTCTGGGTATATTGGCAAAAATACACTCTTATCTTTTGTTGGTGGTAATCAAGTATCAGCTCAAACTGTCAAGTCTGGAATTGGTAGATATATAGCTAGCATATACGAAATTTCTAACACTGGTGGAACATATGATGCTTATTCTGCTCATAATAATGTCAAAAGAACACTTATTCCATCAGCTTCGATAGCGTCCACCACACTTACTACATACAGATATTTTGATGGCAGCTATTCTTCATCATCACTTTCATTAGGTGCTAACATTGGTCTTACAAGTGCAAGTTATGGTAAAGGCGCATTTTTCTACAGTAAAACAAAATTAACTCCATCTACAAATAAGACTGATTTTTATTCACAGGCGGGATTTTCATTCACAACTTCTGGAATTGCTGTAACTTCTCAAGCATTTATGAAACTTTATGCAGCTCCTGACACAAGTGCTAATGGGAACGAAATTGTTTGCAGAATTGACATACCTAACAATTCTAATCCAACCGCTTATCTTTACACAAGAATAAATGGCTCTGATAGTGCTAGCAAACAAACTACTACATTGCCTCATAGTGTTTTGCCATTATTGCAGTCTGGTGGTGTTATGGAAATGTATTACTCATCTATGGGTACTACAAATATATGTTTAGTAGAAGCTTATTACACTCCTAATTTAGATCAATCTTTGGCTTCAAGAAAAAGTTATTTATTAGGAAATGCTATCTTAACATCTTTTGGTAGTTCATCAGTAGGAAGCGCTTTTGGTTATCAAATATCTCAAGCCACGGGATCAACTTTCTCGGGTGGATTAGTTGTTGAAGAATTATTTTTAGCGCAAGGAAAATCTAAACTATCTATTGATATCGGTGATTGCACTAACGATGATGTAGCGCTAAATGGCTCTCCAGTCACACAAATTTTAAATGACTGGGACACTTCAGTAAATGATGATTTTATTGTCTTGACAGATGCACCTTCTGATTTATCTTTTTCAACCTCTGTTTCAGTTGATCTATACGACATAAATAAAATAGATAGCTCTAACGATTTTACGGTGCCTATTCACTATGAAATTCAATTATTCAAGCCCTCGTTTAGCAATAGATCAAAATTAGAATTGACATTTTTGCACGGGTCTGATGATGTGTATGTTGCTTTTAGCCCAGTATCTTCATATAGATCTCACACTCAGAACAATTTAACTGTGAACTGGGATCGTCCCTTTGGAGTAAGATGCGATGATAGTTTTGCTTACACAGATTCTCCATTGAATGCACCAACTGTATTAGTAAAATTTAGTGGAGAAAAAAATGAAATTTCAGTTTCTTACAGAACTGAAGACAATAAACTAAGAAGACAAGTATTGAGATCATATCAACCAAACTCCACTGATGATGTTCAATTTATTTTTGAATTGACTGACCAGATACCAAATTCATATACTGGAAGAAGTAAAAACAAAAATTTCACCGGCACTTATTTATTGGTAAAAGAAAGACTTGGTTCTGGAATTAATCTTGTTGGAGTAGTAGATTTACTTTTACCAATAAGTTCTAATACTTCAGGTTTAGGATATTTTGCAGCATTTGGAGTTAGAAAAAGTTCATACAATGCAGGTGGCAATACTCACTTTCAAAATGTAAGTTGGTATGGATTACCAAATTTTTACAAAGAGCAATTTGACAATGATAGCACAATCAAAACTATCACAATGTCAGATGAAGGATCTACTAATTCTAAGCATTATTTGGGGCAAAAATTATTAAGTGGATTGACAGATTTAGTAGACTATCAATACGAAACACCAAATACTTTGCCTAGAGTAACTATAGACGCAAAGTATAAAACATTTAGTCCTATGCCAAATGCCCCAACTTATGCATCAGATACTTTGACTGCTGGGGTTGCTGGCTCTTTATTTGTAGGTGGAGATTATGTATCATCAACCACCGATTATATATTGATTGGCGGTCAAAGTACAAATTTAGAAAATGGAGTGTATTACCAATCAAGAGCAGGTAATGCAACTACCTCTTGGAGATTAACAAGGGTACCTGAAATGAATTCTACTTCTGGAATTTTATCAGGCACAATGGTAAGAATACCTTGGAGTTCAAGTTCTGAATTTACAAAATGGTATGTATCTACTTCAGATCCTATAACTGTGGGAACAACAGGTATTTCATTTAGTCCAAATTCAGGAACAGCCACTACAGTTTCTCTTGCAACTACAGGTTCTAATATATCTATTGCATCATTGACATCATTAACTGTAGATGGGGTTGCTTTGTCATCTTTACCAGTAGGAAGTAAAGTTTTAGTCAAAGATCAAATTGAAAATACAGAAAATGGCGTTTATATCAAGTCTACTTCTGGATTTGCTATAACTACCTCTGAATATTTTGCCCCTTACAAGGTTTCATCAGGAACAATAAATGCAAATACCAATTGGTATAAAGACAATGTTACTTTCAATGGTAATTTAGTTGGCAGATTTGTAAATACAACATTCTTCAAGTCTATAACTGTTGGTGAAATATCCAGCTTTGTATCTTCTACAAAACCAAAATTATTTGAATTCAAGCTCAATTGGAATGCTTATGATAAAGATTTTCCAATGAATGAATTAAAAATAAGATTCTTCAAAAATATTGGATCTTTGCCTGATTATAACAATCCTTTGACAGATTGGAAATCAGTATCTTATCAACCGTTTATAGTTGGCTTCAATAATTTTGCTAGCAATAATTTAGTTCAAGTAAAATTTGAAGAGAGTGAATGGAATCAAGCAATTACACAATCTGATATTATTTGGGTAGCAATTTCAATTCCATTCAATGCATCTTTAGGAAGAGCTAATGGAATAGAATTGTCTGATGTTGATTTTATTCAAAATGGTGAATTTTCAGGCTATAGAAGAGCAAATAATTTATGGCACAAACTTCACACTAGATATGAAGAAAAAGCAGTAAATTCCACTCAAAACAACGCTATCCAGTACAGAGTTAGAGCTGTTTCACACGGAAATATTTCAAGCTATCCAACTACAGTTAGTCTACCTTCAAGAGTAGATATCAATGCTCCATCATATCTTGGAGATGCACCTAACATTTTAGTTGCCACAGAATCTACTTTGAGAATGGTTCAATTATCAATACAAGCTGAAGATAATGATTCTGGAATTCTTGCGTTTAGAGTTGGTAAAGAGATAGATAATTCTTTCATCAATTACACACCTTGGTTGCCTTGGAATAAATTTATAGTAAATAGTGAGAATGAATACTATTTATATCTTTATGGCCATTTGAATTATTATGCATCAGGTCCACAAGATACAGCATTCAAGAATCAAAATATAGGCTTTTCTGGTCAAAGAAAAATCTGGGTTCAATTGATGGACTATGTTGGTAATGTTTCTGAATCTAACCCGTTAAGTTTTGTTGCTACTTCTCAAGCATTAGTAGATACTCAAGAGCCTTATGGAACTGTAAATTTCTTTGATCCGAAGACAAACCAAGAAACAACTATATCAAATCTACCTCAATCTTGGATGAAAATAGATGGCTTTGATTTGGTCACGGGAATTAAGGATTTCAAAATTAGAAGATTATTAGATTCTGGAAATGGTGATTGGTCAGAATGGATACCTTATTCTCCATATGTAAAGGTTGATTTTACAGGCGAAAGTGATGGAGTTAAGAAAGTCGAAATTAAATTTAGAGACTTTGGAAATAATATCACACAACCTGAAGTTAAGTGGAATGCAATTAGGAGACCAAAAGTATAATGGTGCCAACAATTTTTACAGCTAGTTGTTCTTGGAAAGGTCCTAACGATAGCGAGAAAATATTATACTTTTCTGGTATTACGAAGAAAAGAATTACCAATATTTCTTTAGTAGATAGCTTAGATCCCGCTTATGCTGCTGGAACTGCTTTTAAGCTTGTTGGCGCCAATTCAGATGATTTAGGAAGAGTCTACAAAGTAAATTCACAAGATGAGCTTATTGTAAACTCCTCTGTGAATTATGGTGTTGACGATTATAAGAGCTATCTAATTTTTCAAACTCCTATTGACGCTTCTACTATCAATGTTGTTATGGAAAGATACTATGCTTCCATACATACAGCCAATCTTGTATCTTTTGAAAAAATAATCGATTTATCCAATCAAGGCGAAAGAGCAATTACTTCAATGATTGCTTCTGACGATGGAATTTATTTAGCTGGCGTATCTGGAAAAATCTGGTTTTACAATGGCGAATATGTAAGTGGTCCAATTTTTATTCTTCAGGATAATAGTGTAGATTTATCTACATCAGCAATGATTTCACACAAATTTGAACACGAAGATGAACCTTATCTTTATGTAGCTTCTGATCAATTACCAAGATTATTTAGAGCAAAATTAAGCACTGCATACAATGGAAGTCAATGGGAACAAGTGTATCCATATGGAGAATTAGCTGCAAACTCAGGTGGCATTCTTTCTATGGTTTCTGCTTATAATAAATTGTTCTTAGGTTGTTTCGATAAAAAAATTCATAGATATTCAAGAACACTTACAGTTTCATTATCAGAACCAACAAACTTAATTACAGAAGAAATTATTGTTAAAGAAACTGAAACAGAAACTTTAGAAACATCAACAATTATTTCAAATAATATTACTGATTATGAAGCAGTAGATTTTGGAATTAGGTGTTTGGCAGTTGGCAAGAACCAAGTTTTAGCTGGCATTGATAAAAAGCCAGAAGTTTGGTCATATACTGAAATACCATTATCAAATCCAGAAACTGATGAGAGTTGGACTTCTATAAAATTTGATGAAGTGTTTATGAGCGATCCAGCTCCAGCACAATTTTATTCATATGATAGCAATACCTTATCTAGAAATGATGACAATGTAGCAATAGCAAGATTCCCAGAAGAAAACAACCCACAGCATTTTAATGAGTTTTTAGTAATCAAAGGCAATACGGTTTCATCAACTGGCGCTACTGCTTATGGTTCAAGATTATATGAAATCTCTGAGGGATCTGACTGGGAACAACTCTTAAGAGCTAATTTGCCAAGTCAAGATTATATCAATGTAAAATGTGTATCCTGGGAAGCAATAACAAGTTGGAATAATTTTACTTCTCTTGATGGACACGATCTTGTAATCAATGACTTGTTCTTATTAAAAGATCAAACTGTATCTGGAACTAATGGAATTTATAATGGTGTTTATGTCTACAATGGGGTAAATAACACTCCATCTCTAGTAAATATTACCCAGTATATTGTTTCAGGTAGTACAGTTTTAGGATTTTATATAGAAACAGGCTACATAAATACAGGCAATAGATATTTATTAAATTATTCAAACTATATAGCATCTGGAAATTTTATTGTCAATAAGCCAAGCTATACATTTGAAGCTAAAGTTATAAATCTAAATACAAGTCAAGCAGCAACTTCATCAGATTTGCGCAATGAAACAACCTTAAATAGCGCAGAGCAAATTCCAACAAATTCGCTCACTGGATATCAAGGTTTTCAAGTTGCAGATCTTTATGGTCAATACTCTATAGAATTTAATTCCACAACAATGAAATTATCAAGTGGTATGAATTCAGTGGAAAAAGCCTTGACAACTACAGGTTTGGTAGCAGACTGGCAATTTTATTCTGTTTCAAATGGTGTAGTTTCTTCTGATGAATTATCTTGGACTATTGGTAAATTCATAACTGAATTATCTGCCACTACTGAAACTAACTATGATATTTTCAATGATCCTTATGAAAAATATGTCCTGAAAATTGTCCCAGCTTCGACAGGCAATCCTTGTATTGTGATTGATAACTTGAATTTGGATGTAGATTTGAACTCAACTATCACCCTGAGAATTAAAGCTGCACCAAAATCAAAAGCATTAGACATTGGTACACTTAAAGCATATTGGGCATATGATGGTGGAATTTTCAATATAAGTGCAGAAACAAGTATGCATTCTTCACTAGATTATACTCAATACAAAATTTCACCAATTTGGAAAGGTACTATCGGGAAGCTACAAATAGAATTTTCAAATTTACCAGAAAACAATGAAAGACCAGAAGAGATATTTATTGACCTAATACAAATTCAATCTAATGAAGATGTATTTGATATCAATAATAAACTTTCGAAGATTAGATGGATTGTAGAAGATAGAGATATCAAGGTTTATCTTGGTCAACAAAAAAATCCATTTATTGAAAAGAAAAATTTTATTTCTTTAGATACTTATAATTCTAAATATTTAGATCCTAACGCTAATTCTTACGATTACGACCATCCATTTATTCAGTTTGGAAAATTATATAATGATGCTGGTGATTCTTTAGTTGGATATTCAGATGTTTCTTTCATTATTGGTGAAACATATGAGCCCACAAATGCAAAAATTATTGATTTCAACCAATCTGTAGTGCTTCCTTCAACAGGTGGAGTTAGGTTATTCACTTACCACGATGGAACATTATATTGTGCCACTGATGGATTTATAAGTACTAAGGTTTCTGAAAATCCAAATGACAGACAAAGCAAGATTTTCTACTACAATTCTAACTCTGAAAGTTGGTCTTTAGAAGATATTACTTTTGAAAGAAAAAAAGTTTTTGACAATGCTGGAAATTACACTTTATATGGTGTTATCAGACCATTGACAGCAATAAGTTATAAGGGCAAATTGTTCTTGAGCGGACACTACGGAAATATCAAACCATAATGAGCGAAGATTTAAGAAATACATTCATAGCTTTCAGTGGTGCTAGTCCTGGAATCTCTACAAGTTTGACTAATCTATCATACACTTCATATGATGGAAAAAGAATTTATTTAAACTTTGAAGATATAGATAGCACTGGTCTTGAACCTGCCACTGGATTGCAACTAAGATTTTCTGTAACTAAAAAGTTTGGAGCAATTGCAACCACTGTAACTCCATCATCTACTTTTGTTGATGCTAGTTCACCAAAAACTTTACAGTTGATTTTGGCAGACTCTGACAGAATTGTAGATTATTCGTATAATGGTAGTGGGGTAGCCTTAACTGCTCAAACAGTTTTCGTTTCTTATGACGCAACTGGATTTGGCAGTACAGTTACAAAATTATCAGATAACGATATACAAAAATCATATGTAACATCATTTACAGGGGTCGGGATTACAAATCTTACTAAAGAAGCGAATCCTCCTGTATACAATTATTCAACCACAAGTACCGACGGAACAAAAGTTTACGTTTATTACATAGAGGCTACTCCACCCCTTCTTCCATCTACAAATGTAAGTGGTTTTGCAGTAAGTCAAAATGGTTCTGGCATTGCGATTTCAAATGCTTATGTATTAGATCCAACTAGTGCTACAAATGGCAAAGTTATTGTTCTTGATCTGAACTCCCGATTAGGTGTAAACGATGGAACAAATCCAGTTACCTTAACTTACACTCAACCTATTTCTGATTTTTATAAAATCAAAGATAGCACTGGCACTGGTTTAACTTATGCGGTTTCTTTTGCTGGTAGTGCTGTCACTAACCTTACTAGCACAACATTTTTACCAAGAATTACCCAGGCATACACTGGAACTGGTGTTTCTGGAAATATTGTTTATGTGAGAATGTCTACAACGACAACCCCAGCATCTCCAACAGGTTTTGGAGTTTCATACACAAATGTAGCCAAAACAATTTCAAGTATAGGTGCTTCTGCTTTGGTTTATAGTGGTGTTGCAACTACTGTTTATTTACTTACAATGTCTTCTTATTTTGGCCCAGAAGATATTATTACAGTAAATTACACACAACCTGTCTCAAATTATATTACTGATACAACCTCCAATGCTAATAAAGTTGCGAGTTTGTCAAGTCCAATAAAAGCAGCAAATCTTATTACTGATACTACCGCTCCGACTTTAGACACAGCAAACAGTTATATTGATGTAAATGGGCAAGATATTTATTTGAAATTTACAGAAAATAATTCTAGACCAATGTTGCCAGCTACAGGAATTCAAACATTCAATGTCTCAATAGATGGACAATTTACACCTATAAAATCAGCAACAGGACTAGGAATCACTTATTCAACAGATGTGAAATTATCACTTTACAATAAAATAAATTATAACAGCATAGTAAAAGTTGGTTATAGTGGAGATGGCGGAGCTGCAGCATTGAAAGATAGTTCTAATAACTTTGTTGCAAATTTTGAACCGCTTTTAATATCAAATTATGGCGTATGATAACTACGGTTTTTTCGATCCTAAATATTGGAATGAAGCATTAAATAACGGCACTTCAATAGGATACGAAATCGAGGATGAGACAACAGATATTTTTGTTAAGTCTGAATTCTATCCTAACGCCAGTGTTATTTATGATACTGTTCCGCCTAAGGGTATTTTGATATTAAACAGAAAAGCAGATGATGTTGATCCTGGTATCAAAGTACATTATTTTTCTGGCACTGGTTATTCTTCAATTACTACAGAATACACTGATACAACATCTTCATATTCATTTGTTCAGACTATAAATGCGTTTAAAATTGTTTCTGACAAAGATCAAAACATATCAACAATTTTTCTCAAATTAAAGAAAACTGGTAGCATTGTAAATTTGGGAGATAGAATCAATGTTTCTATTTATACCCACGATTCTACCAATGATGCTCCTTCTACTCTTCTAGGTTCATTTGCTAGTATTCAATTCAATGACCTAACTACAGCGTTTGAGTCTTATTCATTTTCAAATACAGGTTTGACTTTAACAGCAGACACCACATATTGGATTCATATAACATTAGACAATCTACCAATGCCTACCGTTGGTTCTGCTTCTATTGATATTGCAAATTTTACAAATAGTGATTCTGAATTTGCTTACTATGATTCAGATAATCTAACTTGGATCAGAATAGCAAACACCTCGCCATATTATAAAATTACAGCATTCAATACAACATCAGCAGAATTATCTTCAAAAGATTACTTGCTTGATATCTTTGAAGTGCCATTGAAAGAAGTATCAGTTTATGGTGGAAGTTCAGATCTTTCTAAATATGAAGTGATAGGAAATGATCAGGCAAACTATGTATACAAAAAATTTGATCCAGTGTATGTAGATTCTGCTAATTCATCTAACAATATTTATCCGACAGTTACAAATTTAATTGTTGGCGCTACTGCTAAAAATACCAAAACATACATCCTCCAAGTTAAGAAAACTCAAACATCAGACTGGGAAGATATTGTTGAGAATATTGCAGATCCAGAAACAACTGATTACTTAAGCTTTACTTTCACAACTCCACTGTCTCTTTATGCAGCTAGAATTGCTTATCACGGAGATTATTTCACTATTGATCAAAGAGGCGATATTACTCTTGCTGCTTATGATCAATTTTCTGATGTTGTTGCAGCACAAATTTCTAGATTTGCAGACTTTAGAGATGCCACTTCCTTCCCAAATGCTGACTCAAAAGGATTTATAGATTTTTCAGCTGGCGAGACAACATTCACTAATATCGATCTTACCAATGCTGCTTATTTGTGGTCAAAAAAGACTGGAAATGCTACTTCAGAAATTACAGCCATTGCAACATTCAATGACAAGATATTAATAGCAGCAAACCACAAAATGTTTGTTTATAAGAGTGGGTCAGTTTATGAAATCTTAAATGAATCACTTATAGGTGAAAAATATCAAATTACTTGTATCCACGTATATAATGGTAAAGCATATGCAGGTACTAATTACGGTCTTGTATTTACCTCGTATAATGGTGAATTTTGGAGTGTTCTTAACGCAAAAGATCCATTGTCCACTACAAACTACAAGTTGCTGAAGCCTATAGTTTCAATGAGTTCTTTAGGAAACAATCTTTTCCTTGGATCTACAAAGGGTTCTACTAGTTCTTGTTCGGTTTATCAATACAACGGCAAAGCAATTACAGAACTTAAAACATTCTCTTCATATGATCAAGTTTCTGCCATCACTGCCAAAGAATTTACTTTATATGTTGGTGTTGGAGGAGCTTATGGCAGTGGAGCATCAGCCATATATAAATATTACAACGCTGAATGGGTGCAAACATTATCATCTAACTTCGACAATGTTGAGTGTATAGCTAAATCATCCACTAGAAATTCTGTTTTAGTAGGGTTTAGAGGCGGACAAATCTGGGAGTTATCTTTTACAAATGCAACAGCTAATTCTTGGGCTAAACTTTATGACACATATGCTGATCATATTTTCAGTATATACGATGATCCAAATAGTAATTATATTTATATTAGCGCTGACAATGGAACTTATGGATATTTCAAGTCAATAAATGGCTTCAAGAAAATTGTTTCCTATTCTTATGACACCAATTTATTAAACTCAACTTGGAGATCATACACTGGTTCTGGTATCACTTGGACAGACCTTGGAGACATTGAAAGTTATAATTTTATTGCTTACAGAGGACAAACTGAAGCAATTAATTACACAGGTGCTATTGGTAGTTCATTCATTCCGCCTACAGGATTTACAAATAGTTCTATCACTTATGAAGGAGCAGTTTTAGCTTCAAAAGACGGTGCATTATCATTTAGAATTGACAGTAGTGTTGGATACAACTTGTTTGTAAACGATACTTTGCAGATAGGTAATTACAATCAATCAACTACACTGTCAACACTTTATTCAGCAAATGCTTTTAATGTTGTTGAGGGTGATATTTTAAAAATAAAACTACAGACAACTAACAATGTTGGTTCTGGAACTACTTTTAAATTCTTATGGCAGAAAAATACCGGAGAAACTTTTGAGGCAGTCCCAGCTTCTCAGTTCTATGGTGCAAGTAAAGTTAAGTCAGTAACAGCAATTGGTAATACTTTCTACGGAGCTGGAATGGACGGTAGTATTTATGAATTCACTACTACTGCATATGAGAATAATAGTAGATACATTTATGCTAGATTTAAGGATCAAGCTGGAAATATTCAAGGTGTATCTCTGCCAGCTCATACAAGTGGATTCCCTGTTATTAGCGACAGAATGATTCAAGTGGCTAATACCGCAAACAATACTAGTTCGTTTATTCAGTACACAAATACTACTGTTGTTTCTAATACAAATACAACAATCAACCCTGTCACTGGAAATACTCAAAACAACCAAACTAATAATCCGACACAAGGGCAAGTAAATGCTGGCACTGGATCAACAACAACGACAAATACTAATACTAATAACCAGAATTTATCTACAACTAATAATTCAGGCGTTATCTATCAAATTCAAAAGAATGCTGACAACTCGCTATCTAGGAAGGGGATTTATGTTCCCCCTTCAAGAGCTTACCCAGTTTACGCTCCTGACCGTAAAATCAGAGAGTATGGCATTTATGAAGTTCAGCCAATATATGTACCAACACTTATTACTTGGACACAGATTGTTGCCTTAATTCTCAACAAATATCCATCAACTCCAGATACAACTTTAGATAATGGAACTCAAGTAAAGATTTATGTAAAGACTGGAAATACAAGAGCAGAATGTATTGCAGCTTCTTATGGTGATGCTCAATCATTATCAAGCATCAATGATAGTTTAGCTCCAACAACTGCACAATCTCTTGCCGTAGATCTTTCAGCATATTCTGGAAAATGGTTGCAATACAAGGTTGAACTTATTACAGCAACACCAAATATCACTCCAGAATTGTTGTCTTTGACCCTTTCCTACACATCTTCATCAGGTAGTTATTTCTTCACTAGAATGTTCGATACTACTAATTATGACACTGATGCACCAATGATCAAAAGAGGTTTACTTACTTCTAACGAATTAAAAAACAATGGTAGCATCGTGTACGGATATACAACATCTGATGACACTAATGAAACATTCAATTTTGCCAACTTCACAGTAATTAATCCAAACCAAACCTTTGAATTACCAGAAGCATCCAGCAAAATCAGATTCGGAATTTTCCTTACAAGCGTAGGATCAACTCCATCTATGGTGTATGATTTTGCCGTACAACTTGATATAGGAGATGCTAGCATTAAATTTAATCCAACTCCGTAGGTAGTAATGGCTAATCGTACATCAATTTACAAGTTTTTATATTCACAATTTGGCGATATTTGGTATCCAGGTTATGACTATGAAAATATGCTTACAGCTGAATCTAATTTTTCAGGCATATACTCTTTTTTTGGTCCTGGAGTTATAAATGGCTGGGATGTATCTAAATTAGCAGACAATAGAGCTGATCAAATATTACTTCTTGGTGGATATAACACAAGTGCCACAAGCGAATATGGACAGAAACTGACCTTACTCAATCTTGATTTCAATGTATCTTGTCGAGTTGCTACCACCACAAATATCACTCTTACGGGTGCGCAAACTATTGATGGAATTGCTGTTGTTGCTGGTGATCTTGTATTAGTAAAAGATCAATCTACAGCATCACAAAATGGCGTTTATACTGTAGCTTCTTCAACTTGGGCTAGACATTCAAGTCTTGATTCAACATCCGATTATTCTGATAATTTTGTTGTTTATGTAAGTTCTGGATCAACCAACGAAAAAACACTTTGGCTTGGTGCAGTTTCATCAACAAACTTTACTTTAGGCTCATCAAATCTTTATTTCCAAGATGCTTTCAAACAATGTATCAAAGTTAGCACTGGTGATGGAATTATTGATAAATATGCTGCCAAAACTGAAAAACCACATTATTTCAGACAAACTATAGCAAATACTTTTTATGCTTGGGCTGAATCTGGAATATCAACATTATCAGACGAAATTTGTAATATCACATTTCCATCAATTCCAGATTCAAAATACAATACCTATTCTAATGCGGTATATCTAGCAACTGTCATTTACAAAGCAGACACTACATACACTGATTTCAATACTATTTCAGAAATCATTTATGAAGAAAGAAGAAATCAAATAAATGAAACTGCTGGAGAATTTCAAAGACAACTTCAATTATCTTATCTAAAGCATAAACATCTTGGTGAAATAAACACAGCAGCAAAAATTGATCTTGGAAATTATTTAGTATTAACAGCTTCTTCTAATGATGGAAGTTCTAGCTATGATAACACTTCTATTTTTATATTAAAGAATGTTGATGGTACTCTTTTTAACGACACTATTTCTTCATACGGCACACCAATTGTAAAACTTGATGGCATTCTTCTTTCCAGTTTAGATTACACAATAAGTGAATCAAGCAGCCCATATAAGATTTATCTAAACCAAAGCATTAAATCAACATCCAAACTTGAGGTGTATTTACCATATGCTGTTGATAAGACCCTAATTGCAGTAAACGCTAATCAACAAATCTTATCTACAGCCCTTACATTCAGCACATACATAAAGTTGAGTGATGGAACAATTTACCAATACACTGATGCTACTGGTTTAACAACTGACCTTTACACATTATTCGCTTGGACAGATTTTCAATATGATACTGCTGAAGTTTATTTGGCAGAAACATTGATTGACCCAGCGCACTATACAATCAACCCTTATTCTGGTTGCATTTTGCTCAATAACACAATTCCAAATTATGCTCAATACACTTTCCTTGATTTGTCTGTTGTAATCAAAGCACGTAAAACTGAAATCAAGAACGATCTAACAAATGATTACATTAAGAATTTATCTGCCAATAGTATATCTACAGGCAAGATATCAATAAATAATTTAAAGATCAATCATTACAGCGAGAATAGATATAAGCAACCTTTGACTTTCACTCCAGATAAATTTTTAACCACTGGAATTGGCAAGTCATATTTATATCCTCAAAATACAAATTCTTACATTCAATATAACGATAATATTAGTGCCTTTTATAAGAGTGCAAATATTATCACTAGCTTGAATTTGATTTATGCTGCGTCTTCAAGAGGATTATTTAGCTTCAATTTAGGTAGCAATACAGCACAAACAACTAACTGGCAAAATGATTATGGAAAGATTTTATCGCTTCAAGATAACATAATTTATCCAACAAATGAAAATTATTTTAAAAATGTTTATGCTTTCACTTCATTAGGCAAAGTTTATTACAACAATACAAGTAATGTTTGGGAAGATCTAAAATTACCAAGAGATGCTAGTGGAATTGCAAAAACATTAGTTGGTTTCAAGATTTCTTCTGACAAATTAGCTGATGGAACATATCAAACCTATCAATATGGTTTGACATCGGATAAAGCTTACTATGCTATTATTCCTGACAATACAGCATATCAAAACTGGGATTGGAATGAGATTTCTACCTTCTACAATTCTTCTGGTGTGGCTATAACAAATATTTACAATCTTTCTGGAATTGAAGAAATATCAACGCAGAAGACTACATTTGTTGCTGGCGAGACTGATGATATTACAATTCAAAGAGCTTTGTATGTTGGAGCAATTGGCACTAGTACTAAAGGTTTGTACTATGGAGATTTCAGTCAATTATCACAAATATTTAACGAGCCAGTAAAGGGAATTTATTGGATTAAAGATGGCGCATACAAAAATAATATTATCTGGTGGAATGATTATCAGGCATTTATCACTCACACAGCAAAATATTATGAGGATGCTACAGGTAAGTATTGGTCTCTTCCATTCTCACAATCAACAACATCTTTCTCAAATGCTTTATGCGCCACCACAGAAGATATAGATCTTACTGGAACACAAACTATTGATGGTGTTGCTGTTAGTGCTGGCAATATTATTCTTGTCAAAAATCAAACCAACAAAGCAGAAAATGGAATTTATGTTGCATCTGCTGGAAGTTGGACTAGATCTACCGAACTTGATGTAAATGCTGAATTTATAAATTGGAAAACAGTATATGTATCAAGCGGGACTATTAATGGCGACAGTACTTGGTATCTTGTCGTTGAAGATGCATTTAATTTTGGCACTTCTGATGTTGTATGGGAAGTTCAAAGACTCAAGATTTATCAAAATTCAACACCTTCTGGAGCTGGTGCAAGTAGTGTTATCAATTGTGTTGTTCAAAGAAATTCAACAACATTCCCAACAGATTACTTCATTGGACATTCTAATGGTATTGCAAGAGTTCAAGAAGCATCATTGGGAACATCTGTAGCCTACTCTGAACTATTCTGGGAGCCTGTTTTCCAAGGTTCAGCAAATACACTTTACAGTTTTGATGATGGTAGTAATTTTGGCAAGTTATATGCTGGAACAACTAATGGCATCTTTGTTAGCACTGAATTATTGTGGCAAGATGTAAACGTATCTAGCACAGTTTCTTTGAATTATAGATGGAAGAGACCTAACGATACATTCTCTGAAAATGAAACAGAATTTGCAATATTCGATAAAGATTACAATCAAATCACCAACTTTACCTTAAACTATCCTTATCAAATGGTAGCTATGGGATCTTCTTATGTTCCTGGCGATCAAGTTTACTATGAGAAGAGTTTCAACACATTCACAACTGATCCTTGGAATGACACACAAACTGATAGCACTAGACTTTTCACTTATATAAACAACCAACCTAGCACTATCCCATTTTATTCCAGCCCATCAGAAGGCAAAATTACTTTCACACAATCAGTATTGAAGAGTGATATTGATAATGTAAAGATATCTATAGTAAATGATTTCCCAACAATATCTGATGCTGGAACAAAACCTCATTCTTCTACTTTTGTACCTTTATATAAGACAAAAACCCCTATTGCATTACTAGCGAAGGCAAATTCTAATACAGATACTAAAATATACGTAAACCAAAGAATTAGCGATTATTCTTTGATTGAACTGAAAGCTGGTAATAAGTATGAGATAGCAGTGGTTAAATCTGTTGACAATACTGTTTATCCTATTGAAATTACCTTATCAGTAGCAAGACTTACCAGCACAACCACTTATGATGTTGGCACTGAAGTTTATGGAATCAAGAATGAGATTGTATCTGGATTAGAAGATGATTTGTATCTTGCTATATCAAATCAAACTTACAATTTAGCATCAGAGAACAATTCTAACATTCAAGAGTTAGCAAGAAAAATCAAATCATTAAATTCAACTATCTTTGATTTTACTTCACCAACAATTTCACAGACAGATACTAGAGGTTTGAAAAATACATTACTCATTGATAATTTTTCAAGTAATGCTAAATTTGATAGCTTAAATTCATCATTTAAAAATAGAACTGAACTCATTCCTACTGTAAATGATTTTGAAAGTGATCCAATCCAAGTAAAGGGAATAGTTGGGCTTACAAAAGATGGCACTGGAACAAGAATCATCACAGAAAAGGGTGTTTGGAAATATACTGGATATTGGGAACTTGAAAGCACATTAGATGGCGCTTTTGATGCTGGTTATATTGCATTAAATCCTAATTTAGAAGTAATTGCTGGCGCTTCTAACGGCCTATGGAAATATGATGGTTCTTGGACAAAACAAACTTCATCAGCAAGACAAAATGCATATCTTACTGGTTTTTGGAATGGCACTTTATTTGAAGCATTTGCAACAAGTGATGGATTAAGTGTCAAGTTAGGAACAACCAATTTCTTATCTGATTTCTTGAAGCTCACCACCAACAATGTAAATGGAATCTTCAAAGGCACATATGTCAAAAACAGTTTAGGCAATGTCCAAGAATTTGAAAGTTTACACGCAGCAGGAGATGATGGTTATTATGTAATGGGAAATGATACTCAATATGCATCATTCTCATCATTCCTAGTTCCTAGAAAAATGTTTACTGCTGGCAATCCTGAAGGTGTTAGCAAGTATTACAAATCTTTCCAAGCCTATAGTGTTCCATCTTCAACAAATAAAACTACCTATGCAAATCCATTATTTATTCTTACAAATGATGGAATTTTAAAGGTAAGAAACTGGAAATATTCTTATCCTGAAGATGTAAATTCTTCTGACTTCATTGTTGATAGTAGATTCTTGAGAGGGCTTCATTGTTTCTCTTATGCTATCGACACTGAAGCTGCTGTTGGAAATACTCCTGGTAAATCCAAAATTTACATTGGAACAAATGATGGAGTTTATAGATCTTTTGATGAGGGAAATACTTTTGAAAGATCTGATTATATTGGAACACTTCCTACTTGTGTTTATGATCTTCAAGTATTTTCTTCAACATTCAACAGCATAACTCAAAATGTTTTAGTGGCTTGTACTAATAATGGAATTTGGTACACACTTGATGATGGTGATTGCTGGTATAGAACTGGTGAAAATACAAGTGAAGGATATAGCCCAGTTTTATTTGCATCCAAGCCTTCAAATGACATAAGATTCATTGCAAGTGATAGTGGCTCTCTTGGATATTTAGCTCAAACTTTCACTACATCATCAACAGCAAGCACAATATCAAAAGTATCTGCATTCTTGTCAATTAGGGAACAAGATGGACTTTCCAATTCTTCTTACAATGATAGTTTAGCAAATACAACTCTCACTGCTTATGTTTATTCCGTTGACACTAATACAAAGCCACAAACTCAATTAGCTGCATCAAGTCCAATTACATCTTCTAGTGTTAATGTTGGTGGGTTTACAAGTTTCAATCTTACAAGCGCATTAGATATCCCAGGAACAGGATCTACAACTTTGGCACTTGTTATCAAAGAAACCGCAAGTTCTGTTCCTTTATTTAAGTGGAAGAAAGCATCTACAAACAATCCATTTTCAGGATTAGGATATTCAAGCTCAAATGCTATTAGCTGGTCTGGAATAAGCACAAGTTATGACTTCTTCTTCCAAGCACACTATGATAATGCATATGCTCCAACAGAAACTATCGTTCCTATTGGTAATTATAACAACACTGAAGTAAATTGGAATAGTGGTGTTGGAAGTGGTATTACGTCTGGCAATGATGGTTATTTGTATCTAGAACCAAAATTTGTTATTTCTACTGTTTTTGACAACTCTGCTTCTATGCAAATGTCTTCAGGGTTTGTAAATGGTTTTAATAATCTTCTTACAAATATTCTCAACAGAACAAATCATCCTTCAAATGGCCAGTTGTCTTTTGTAGATTTATGGACTTTTGGCACTTCTGTAAAACACGAAACTGGAAGTGGTTTTACAAATTCAGGCACAGCAATCACATCTATTATTGGCTCTTTGAAACTCAATGGTGAAAATAGTAATCTTTATGACTGTCTTGAATATGCTTTGATTGGACAGCAACCAGCAGCAATCCCAACCAGTACTATAGATACAAAACAAGAAATGGATATATTGTCCAGTTCTTATATTCCATTAACATTTATTGTTTCTGATGCTGATAACAACACCACGGTTTCTCTCAAGAGTATCGAAGACAACATAAATTATAGTTGGAATAATCGTAGCACAAAATTAGTTGCATTTGGTGTTGATGATAAGACAAATACTGGAAGCTTGAGACAATTAGTTCAAAATACAGACGGATTGTATTTTGATGCTTCTAGTTCTTATTGGTCAGGAATTACCACTGCTTTATTGCACGGTGGATCTAACACATTATTTGCTGGTTCTTGGACTAAATCTGTAGAGTTTGACACTTCCAAATTTATAAAATCAATCACTACAGTATACACAGTTTCTACAGGCCAAAGTGTAGATAGTTCTTGCACGGTCAAATACAAATATTCCACTGATAAAAAGAATTACAGCGATTGGATCACTTTGACATCTACATCTACTATCAATAAAGAAATTACAAATTTAAGTTTCCAAATTGATATGACAGAAGGATGGAATAACTCTACAAGTCTTCCTGTATCTCCTTATGTCAGCCAATTGTATTACACAGAAGTATCTCCAGCTGTCAACTATTTGTTTACAACTGCCTTAACTTCCACAGATGATATTTTTGAATACATTCTTTCGACAGACTATTCTGACACTGATAAGGCAAAGCTAACTTGGGGTATATGTAAAGGGAACAGCACAAATTGGAATGATTATGAAGAGCTTATTAAAAATAAAAATGGTGTAATTTCTTCAAGACAAAGATCATATAAATATACTAACGCTCTATTTTATGATAAGCTCACCTGTATCAAGTCTGTAAATAATAATTTCACTTACTTTGTCTACAATGATAATGCTAGGTTCACTTGGCTTCTCTCGGACACTGTTGAAGTTTATTTAAATTCTTCTCTTGTTGCCACCAATCTTTACACAATAGACAATGTAAATGGAACTATCACTTTTAGACAAGAAGTGCCATCAGGAAACATTGTTCAAGTGTCAATTAGTAGAACTGGCTCAAGATATGAAGCTTATGGCGAAGGTACTGTTTCTACTGATCACAAGAACTACTATGTGATCAACGGTAGATGGCCTGAAGATAGCAATGTTGTAGTACTTGTCAACAATGAGATAGTTCGTGGAGGATACAAGTTAGACAGATATGATGGCAAAATTATATTTGATACTAACAAATCTGCAACCGATATTATTACTGTATTCATTCTTCAAAATTCAACATATAGATTGGGATTAAAAGTAGAGACATATTCTTCTACTGCATCAACAACTTATAACTTCGAATTTACACACAACGCAGTTCCAAATTCCAATGTTTATTCGCATTATTTAAATACTAATATTCCATCATTGAAAGCTGAGAGTTTAGTATTAAATTCAGATGTTTCTTATGCATCTGTTGGATCTACAAAACAAATTGCCAGTGCTTCAAGACTGTATGTTGATTACAATTACATTTCTGACAATCAGCAATATAAACCAAGAACAAGATGGTACAGAACAAGAACATCTGGTGGCGGAACAACTACCGTAGAATTAGACTCCACGCCCAATTACAGAGATAGATTAGTTCAAAGAAAAGCAGATTTAAGTGCTGCTAATGGTTATTTCAATGTTAATGATCAAGTTTATGTAACTCTTGAACCTAATGATAATTTTGACTATGGAATTACCTATACTTCACAACCAATAATTGTCAAGAGCTTATCTGCACCTTATGTGTATGATGTTCAGATCAAGTCCACAAACACAATAGTTGACAATAAAATTTCTGCTAATAGTGTTCTTCAAGCATATTATAATTTCAATGGTTCTTCAGATTTATCTACTATCGAATGGTTTGAATGGACTAATGGAGTATCAAATAAAATAGCTGAAGGTAGCTTGTTAAACTCTGCTGTCGTCTTGAGAAATATGGCAATTTCTTTTATTGTCAAGCCTTACGATGGAACAACATATGGAACGCCAATAGAAAGTCAAGTTCTTTATATTGTGTAAAGGAATTAGGAAAAATATATAACGAATAATATACTTGTATCGAGGTGAACAAAATGCAAGATAAAATTCAATTTATTCCTGAAGAAGACTTAAAAGTTGTATCGGTTCCGTTTGCAGCATTATCACAGACTCAAAACTGGGGTATGTCTATTGCTAACATTCAAGATGTTTGGGAAATTTCAAAGCAAGGCGAAGGTATCAAAGTTGCAATTCTTGATACTGGTTTTTCAGAACACGCAGATTTAGCTGAAGCTTGGAAAGCTGAAGAAGCTGTAAACTGCACAGGGGAAGCAAGTGTCAATGATGCAGGAAGTGGACACGGAGTTCACGTTGCTGGAATTATTGCTGGCTCTGACAATGACTTTGGTGTAGTTGGTGTTGCTCCAAAAGCTAAGTGTTATGCTATTAGAGTTCTTGACAACAGTGGCGGTGGAAGTTATGACACAATTGCTGCAGGTTTGAGAAAAGCAATTGATTTAGGTGTTGACATTATCAATATGTCTTTAGGTGCACCATCTGAGCCACCTAGTTTCATTCACGATTTAATTAAAGAAGCAGTTTCCAAAGGTATTGTAGTTGTTGCAGCAGCTGGAAACGATTCACACGCAGTTAATTATCCAGCAAGATACGATGAAGTTATTGCTGTTGCTGCATTGGATGAAGGTGGAAATTTAGCCACTTTCACCTCAAGGGATTTTACAGTGGATATTGTTGCTCCAGGTACCAATATTTATTCAACTCACTTGAATAATAACTACTGTAAAATGTCAGGCACAAGTCAAGCATCACCATTTGTTGCTGGTATTTGCGCTCTGATAAAGGCTGCATTGAAAAATCAGAATCTTCTTCCAGAATTTGGGAACCAATTTTGCCAAGAAGATATGATGACTGCATTGAGAAATATTTCAAGTTTACAAAATGTTCACGTTCAGCCTGGAGAAGAACAGAATTGGGGGCCTGGTGTTCCTAAACTTGCAAATATTGATTGGTCAACCATCACTGTTAAAAAATCTTAATTACGAGCAAAAAGCTAAAAAAAAGAAATGTCTTCAGCTCCTTTTATTACAAGAGGTGAAGCATGAAAAAGAGATTAACTGTTTCTTTGGTAATTGGTTGTATCTTGTTATTGTTGGCATATTTACAACCTTACAAATTGGTCGTTGTAGTTGGACAATCTATGTTTCCAACTTATAAAAATGGACAGATTTTGTTAGCTAAAAGAACGAAAGATTTCAAGAAGAGTGATGTTGTAGTTGCTTTAAGTGATGACAGAACTTTGATCGTAAAAAGAATATTGTATACTCCAGAAGAATATTATTATTATATGATGAACAAAAATGGTATGTATGAGCTTATAATTGATAATTCATACCATTCTATTTTGGAAGTCAAGAATATAGACGATGCTTATATGATGGAATTAAAAGTTCCTAAAAATCATTATTATCTTATTGGTGATAATTTACCAAAGTCAGATGATAGTAGAAGATTCGGAACTGTAGACGAAAAGTAATACAATGAATTTTAAATTAGATGTAAATTATTTGGATAGTTTAATTAAGACTAGCCAAAGCGCAGAAAAGCTTGAAGATCCAATTAAAAAAACAATACAATTGGGCCTTCAAGCTTCTTGTTCTATCTATGTTAGATCTGGAAAGAAAAACTGGTCAGGTAGTGGTTTTCACATTGGAAACAATATTATTGTAACTGCTGGACACGTAGTTCCAACAGATGAAACTTTAACAGAAATTCTTATTACTTTTGATAATAAAAATTTTATTCCAGCAACCTTTTTGACATCTGATCCTCAAATTGATTCTGGAGCGATAAGAGCAGAAAGAATTCCTTCAAACATTCCTACTTTACAATTTGCGAATAGTGACACTGTGGAAGTTGGTGATATTGTAGCGGTTATTGGATCCCCAGAAGGTTTCCACGATACTGCAACAGTTGGAAGAGTTTCTAATATACATCAAAGCATTAATGACGTAAATTTACCCGCTTGGACGGATGTAATTTTTGTAGACGCAGACATCCTTGAAGGCTCATCTGGTGGTATGGCAATTGGAACAGACAACCTTGTTTTAGGAATAGTAATGGGTGTAACAGGCCAACACGCTGACATCGGTGTTGGAGAAAACACAATTTGTCCATCAAATAAAATTATCAATATGCTTTCTAAAATCAAATAATGGGAAATCGTAAACTCTCTCAAGATTTTGTTGAAAATGAATTTTTCAAAGCAGGGTGTAAATTATTAGACATTTACGTTAATAATTCTACACCTATGAAATATGTATGTTCTTGTGGTCAAGAATCTACAATATGTTGGATGTCTTTTAAAAATGGTTCGAGATGTGTTAAGTGCAAGGGTAATAAAATTCGCAATGCAAAACAATTATCTTATGAAGATGTAAAAAAATATTTTTCAGATAATAATTGTCAATTATTGGAAACAAATTATA